GACGAGCTCGAGCGCCGGCAGGGGCTCGGCGTTGAGGCTCGAGCGATAGGAAATAGGCCGGTAGGCCGCGGTCGAGAGCGCGCCGGCGACGTCGTCGGCGAGCGTGTAGAGCTCGCCGACGATCCGCTCGTTATTGAGCGCCTCGCCCGAGACGATCACGACCGGGATCGTGAACGTGCGGCCGTCGAGGAGCCGGCCGACGAGGGTCGGCAGGCCGACGAGCACGCCGATCGGTTGCGGATAGAACGCGCCCGAGTCGCCGGTCGCCTCGATCCCGGCCGCCTCGAGCTCGTCGAGCAGCGCGGCCCGAGCACGCAGCGCCGGCGCGATCGCCGAAACGCTCATATCGCGACCGGCCTCCGCCAACCGATAAGGCGCAGGACCTCGGCGCGCCGCGCGCCGAGCGCGTCGAACATGATTTGTGTCTCGTCGCCGTAGCCGGCGAAACCGCTCGGAGCCGAGCGCGATTGGTACAGGATCGCGGCCCAGAGGATCGAGCCCGTCCGAACGTCGTCGGTCGGCGTGAACGCCGGCGGAACGGCGTCGTCGAACAGGTCGGAACGTCGCGCCTCGACCGCGGCTTTAACGGCCGCGGTCGATAGCGCGAGATTGTCGTCGGCCGGGTCGACCGTGGGGAGGTCGAGGTAGCCGGCGACGTCGTCGACGGTCAGCCAATCGGCCGGCGTTGACACTTACTTAGAGCTCCTCGAGCTCGAGCCGCCCGAGGCGACCTGCGGGACGATCGTCGAGGATTTGAGCAGCTCGGCCGGGTAGTCGGTATCGAACAGGCCCTCGCCGACGACCGCGAGCTCGACGTTTAGCGCGCCGATCGCGTTCGCGGTCAGTCGGACCGGCTCGGTGATCCGCGCGTCGACGGCGCGCCGCGTCGCGAGCACGACCTCGCCGGCCGCGAGCGTGCCCGACGAGACCGCCGGGATGCCGGCGAATCGCGTCGTGAGCGTGCCTCCGTCGACGGGGCCCTGCGCGAGCGCGACCGAGAGCGCGCCCGTGTCGGCGAAGTCGCCCCAAACGTCGGGAGCCATGACGATGATTTCCGGCGTGCGTTGGTTGCCGCTCGCCGTGAAAAACTCGGCGATCATCGCGCCGAGTTTGGTCGCCGTCGACGGCGCCGCCGCGTTGAGCTCGCCGGCGATCTTCGCCTCGACGTCGAGGTAGAAGTCCTCGACCGCCTCGGCGTAGATTTCGTCGACGATCGACGGGTCGGAGCGCTGCACCACGACCCACGAAATCGCGCCGGCCCAATCCCAACGCTGCACGGTCGCGGTCTGCGTGTCGAGCGCCGCTTTCGTCGAGGTCGCGTCGGCGTCGACGTTCGCGGCCCATGCGCCGTTCGGCCGCGTGACCCAGCGCGGCTTGTTCACGTTGAGCCCGACGCCGGGGAGCGCCCTCGAGCGAAAGGCCTCGTACAGCGGCCGCAGGATCGTTTTCCCGCCGATCACGGTCCGCTCGTAGGTCGGCGGTAGGAGCCCCGTGACGTCGGTCGAAATCGTCTCGGTGAGCGCGGCCTCGAGAAACCGAGCGGCCTCCCGGTTGCCGTGCTGCGCCTCGATCAAGTAGCGGACGAGCTCGCCGGCGCCGAGCTCGCTCGCCGGCCTCGAGCGCTCGGCGAGAATCATCGCCGGCGCCGCGCTTGCCTCGGTCATTGTCTCTCCCTCCTCGGGGGTTTCGGCCGGCGCCGCCGGCTCGGTTTCGGGCTCGGTCTCGAGCTCGGTTTGATCGGGATGCGTCTCGGGCGGGGCCTCGGGCTCGCCCTCCTCGGCCGGCTCGCCCTCCTCGGCCGGCTCGCCCTCGTCGCCGTCGTCCTGCTCGGCCGCGACGCGCGTCACGGCCGCCGACTCGAACGCGCCGAGCGCCAGGAGCGAGACCTCGGCCACCTGCGAGGCCTCGACGTCGACGACGCCGTCGCGCGCCATGATCGAGCGCACGACCTCGGCGCCGACCGAGAGCGCGCCGCGCGAGCCCGAGGCCGCCTGTACGAGCGCCGCGTCGCCGGCCGGCGTTTGGTCGACCTTGAAGCGGCCGACCGCGCCGGCCGGCCCGTCGACGAGCTCGGCCAGGACGCCGATCGGCTGGCCGCGATCGTGGTCGACGAGCAGCGGAACGCGCCGCCCGAGCCGAACCGATCCCGGCTTAAAGCGATAGTCCCGGCCCTGAATCGTGCCGGTCTCGTTGTAGGGAACGATCACGCCCTCGATCGTTCGCTCGTTGAGGTCGGCGAGCAGGACCTCGCGCTCGAATCTGAGCATTAGACACTCCCCGGTTGTAGGTCAGGCGACTCCGTCGTCGCCGGGATTCCGAGCATTGCGCGCGCCTCGACTCGGTCGATAATCCCGGCCCCCTCGAGCGCGATCACGTAGTCGGCCGAGGCCTGCGGGTCGGCGCGTAGGAATTGCTGAACGTCGAGCGAGACCGCCTGCCCGGTCGGCGTCGCGAGCGTCGAGAGCGTGTCCTCGATCGCGTAGATATGCGGCGCGCAGGCCGTCGAAATCAGGAGGGAATTTTGCTGCGCAAGGTTCGCGTACACCATCGCCGAGGAATGGCCCGACGGTGAGGCGCCGATCATCGCGACCGAGACGCCGAACAGGCGCGAGACCTGCGTCGCGACGTTGTGCCTCGCCTCGAGGAGCGCGAGGTCGCCGGGATTGAGGTCGGCGCGCTCATAGCTCGCGTTTTGCAGGAACGCGAGCCCGTATTTCGCACGGTTCGCGGCGAAGTTGTCGAGGAACTCTTGCGCCTCGGTCGGCCCGAGCTCCGAGCCCTCGTTTGTGATCACGCCGGCCGCGAGCTCGACCTTGGAAAACTTGAGCGCGGCCGCCTCGAGCTCGAGCGCCTGCGCGAACACCTGCGCGCCGGTCTCGAGGATCGCCGGCGTCGCGCCGTCGAATCGGAGAACGTCCTCGACGGGAACGCGGCCCTCGACGCCGGCGATCGTGTAGTCGACGAGCTGCGCGTAGGAGCCGCCGGTCGAGCGCACGTTCGGCGTAACGTCACGGTAGGGAGTCCAGCGCGCGCGCCGCGGAAAGCCCTCGGGATCGCGCTCGAGCACGCGCCAGTACGCGCGACCGAAAAAGAGCAGGTCGTCGACCGTGCCGGCGAGCGTCGCGGTCCAGGTCGTCGAGGGGTCCGGTTGCGATAGGAGCCAACCGGGCTCGAGCCGCTCCTCGCCGCGAAAGCGGAACGGTTGGAGCTGCACCATCGTCCCGACGATCAGGTTGCGGCAGGCCGAGACGGGGTCGAGGGTGAGCGCGGCCTCGCGCGAGACGCCGGTCGCCCAGAGCGAGGCCTCGACGACCTCGAGCGCCGTGCCCGATTTCACGATCGGGATCGTCCAGGGCCGGCCGGGGACCGAGAACGAGGCCGCCTCGAGCTCGGACCGGCGTAGCGAGAGTTTCATAGGGCCCCGTGCTGCGCGTAGTCGAGCACGATCACGATCGCGATCGCCAGGAGCGCGAGCTCGCCGACGCCGATCGAGAGCGGTCCGATTTTCACGCGATCAGGATCGCTCGAGCTCGAGCTCGAGCACAATCCGCAGGTCGGCTTAGGCCGTTCGGCTTAGGCCGCGACCGTGAGCGGCTTTCCCTTCCGCCCCGGTCGGAGCTCGTAGCCGACCGCCCACACGGCCGCTCGAGCGAGGTAAATCGGCCCCGGCGATCGCCGCGCGGAGAGCGTCGTCCCGACGTCGGGGATCGTGACCGGCGTCGCCGTCAGCATTTGCCGCGTGAGCTCGGGATCGCCGTCGTGGGCGAGCCGGCCGTCGACGACCGCGGCCAGGGTGGGCCCGTAGCCGGCGCGCTGCTCGGCCGTGCCGACCTTCTGCGTTGTCACGCCGCGCAGGCTCGCGACATGTTTCTCGAACGAGGCCGGATGGAGGAGCGTCAGGCCGCGCCGCGAGGCCGCGAGCTCCTCGAGCGCCGCCCAGAGCGCGCGCCGCGACGGGAACGCCCTACCCGAGAGCGCGACGCGATCCTCCTCGGCGACCGCGAGCACGTAGCCGCAGGCCCCCGGCTCGCCGTCGCGATCGTTGACCGCGAGCGTGCCGGCGCGATCGCCGAGCTCGAGCTCGGGCTCGGCCGCGGCCGCCCATTGGCCGGGAGCGATCCACGACCGCGCCGCGAGCACCCACTGATTCAAATACTGACGGCGCCAATCGGCCTCGGACGACGTCGCGAACGCGTGCTCGAGCGCCTCGAGCCGCGCCTCGGTCCAATGCGGCGACGCCGCGCGCCACGCCTCGCGATCCTCCGGGTAGGCCTCGGGAGGCGCCGACCACTCGAGGAGCAGAATCCGCGCCGCGTCGGGGTCGTCGAGCTGTGCGATCGCCGCGTCGCGGTCCTCGATCAAGAGTTGCGAGCCGCCGTCGCCGGCGGTCGAGACGAGGATCATTTGCGGCGAGCGCCGCTCGAGCATGGTCGGCGCGATCGAGCCGTCGACGACGTCGCGCGCGATCCGCCAAGCCTCGTCGATAAACGCGAGCGAGACCGAGGAGCCGACGCCCCCGTCGAGGGTCGAGGCCGCGAGCCGCCACGCCGAGCCGTCGACGAGCTCGATCGCCTCTTGCCCGTTCGAGCGTCGAACGGTGACGCCGAGCGTCTCCTCGAGCGTGCGCGCCGCCGGTGTCCAAATCCGCGCGGCCGTGCCGCGCAGGTTCGCAACGTGCAAAACCTCCTGCGGCTCGTCGAACAGGTCCGAGGCGCCGACGCGCCAACCGCAAACGCCGCGCGAGAGCACCGATTTTCCCGACTGTCTCGAGACGGTCAGGATCACGCGCCGCCACCTGAGCGAGCCGTCGGCGCGATGTTCGAGAATCCGCTCGAGCGCGTAGCGTTGCCACGGTCGGAGCTCGTCGCGCAGGTAGCGCGCGATCCAGCCGGCCGCCTCCGAGCCATACGAGCCGACGACGTCGGCCGGCCGGGGAGTTTCCAGCCGCGGCGCGACGAGCTCGACCGCCTCGGCCGTTTTCC